AACATCACTACGCCATACAGCCCTAATGGACCACCTCCTGGATATGCTTTCAGTTGGCCACATCCAGGTATTGACTTACCTTATATAAATGAGCCAGTACACTCTACTATTAGCGGTAAAGCCTACAATAAAACAATGCCTGGCGGATTTGGTAAATATGTACAAGTAAAAGGTGGAGCGCTAGATGTTTTCTATGGTCACTTATCTAAGTGGCTACTTAAAAACGGACAGAGCGTTAAACCAGGTACAAAACTCGGTATTTCTGGTAATACAGGTGCTTCTACAGGACCTCACTTACACTATGAAATGCACAAAAACGGCAAACCTATAGACCCAATAAAATGGTTGAAAGCTAATAGTGGGGGCAGTCAAAATAAATCAGCTTCCAAATGGAAATCAGACATCAAACGAGCTGCAAAACAAATGAAAGTTAATCTTTCAGGCAAAGAATTAAATGGCATTGTGTCACAAATCCAACGTGAATCAAATGGTAACGCCGGTGTAACACAAGGAAACATCGGAGATATTAATAATCTGCGAGGTACTCCAGCACAAGGGCTATTACAATATGTGCCTAGTACATTTAAGTCATATGCAGTTAAAGGTCATAAAAATATTAAAAATGGTTATGATCAGTTACTTGCTTTCTTCAATAACTCTAACTGGAGACGCGATTTACCATATGGAAAATCTGGTTGGGGTCCAAGTGGTTCTAGAAGATTTGCTACCGGCACAAACAATGCACCTAGAGGATTTGCTCAAGTATTTGAAGAAGGTGGCGAAATCATGCAAATGCGTGGTGGAGAGACTGTTATTCCTAATGACGTTTCTATCCAAGCGTTTAAACAGATTGCTACTAGCGATATATTCAGTCGTACTCAATCTGCTGTGTATGATGCTATTAGCCAATATGCAGACCAGTTGAGAGAGAAACAACAAGTAGCTACACGTGAGCAAATGGAGTTACAACGTTTATCCCAAGCTAACGTAGACATACAAGAACAGAACAGTATATTGAAAGAAATGTTATACACAATGCAAGATTTATTAGCTTCTAGTCGTAATAACGAACAATATAATTCTCGAACTGCTAGTAAAGATTATACTTTGGACGGTGAAAAAATTGAAAGAAATACAAGTAAGCGTCAAGGTAAACGTTCATCATTAGCTGGTTGGAATGCAGGTTTAGGAGGTGCTTTCTAATTTGATAAAAGCAGTAAGAATATTTGATGATGATTTTAATTATACACTTACCGATATACCCGGATTAGACTTTCTGGACTATGACGAAGAAGGTGTTGAAGTTCAGGCGAATACACTTGAACGTAAAGGTAAAGACGGTGTAGCACTAGGACCAAGTACATTTGGTCCTTTTAACTTAGTGTTAAGATTTACCTATGTTGGTACAGATACAGAAGATTACAATTTAATGAAGCAAAAATTAAGGGGTCTCTTATTTAGAAGAGATCCTTATTATATTGTCCATTCTGATATGCCAGGTAAAAAGTACGCAGTTTATTGTACAGAAAATGCGATTACTGATGTATATAGTAAGTACGGAACTTTTGAAATTAAGTTTGTTGTTTTCAAAGGGTATTCTGAATCACTTAAAGATACGTTAAGTGTCGATTTCTTAAATGATGAATGGCAATTTGGTAATGGGCTCATTACTGATAACGACATCAGTTACAGACAAAATGGTAAACGCTTTGTTATCTATAACGGTTCATTTGATACGATTGACCCACTTAATCACAAGTTGATTATACGTATCAAAGCTGATGCACCGAATGGATTTACAATGCATAATTACCACACGAATGAATCGTTTACGTATTATGGCACTTTAAAAAATCATCAAACTTTAACTTTAAATGGTGTGCATCCAATAATAGGTAACACACGTGTGGGCATAGATACGAATTACGATTGGATAACACTTGCACCTGGTAACAACAATATCGAAATTGAAGGTAATGGTTTATCGAATGTGTCAGCAGAATTTGAATTTAACTTTATTTATAGGTAGGTGAGAAGATGAAAGAGCTGGTAGTTGAAAATAAAGTTGGTAATTATGCTGAAGTTTTAACTGATTATGATTACGATTCGTTTAAATACGAATACGAAAAGAATAACGAGCGTTCAATCTCTCTCACTGCTTATAAAGCAAGTGGTAATGAAGATATATTCGATATGTTAGTCAATGAAAACTATATTATCGAAAATGGACAATACTTTGTAATTAAATCCACATCACTTAAATACGATAGTCAAATGGTGCTTAACGACATTGTCGCTAAGCATATTTTTATGGATTTTCAAAATCATTATGTTGATAAAGATATATCAAAAGAAACGCTTGACGACACACAAGTCGATGAAACGAATGCACCACAATACACGTTAGAAAGCTATTTATCATTTGGTTTTAAAAATAATCCTTTAGGTTTTAGTTATGAAGTTATTGGTGATTTTAATCAAACCGCAGCCGTTTCAGAACTTGGAGGACAAAATGGTATTGAATTTATTGTAGCAGGTGCAGAACTATTTAATTATATCTATTTTGCAGATAACAAAAAGATTTATTTCTATACACCCGATACGTTTTATAAACGTTGCCAAATACCTATAATCTATCGTGCTAATTCAGATGAATTACAGTGCGACATTGTAACTACAGACATGAAAACTTACATTAAAGGTTACGGTAAGAAGAAAACAGCCGAAGAAACGAAGAATTATCAACCAATGAAACCAAAAGATTTTAAACTTACAGGTACATTCAATAAAGATGGCACTTGGTATTCTGAAACGAGTGGCGCATCTTATACCAAAACGTTCACATGTAAATGGGGTAACGAAACACTCACATGGACGAATAAGCAACTCTCTCGTGGTGGCATGGTTGATGTTTATTTAGATGATAAAAAGATAGGTAGTTATTCACAATATAGTAAACGTTCGAAGACGAATCAGGTTGTGATTAAAAAAGGATTAGAAGTAGGTAAACACACATTTAAAGTCGTATACAAAGGTGCGAAGTCAGGTGTTGATTATAAGAAAAAGACGCCTCGTTTTTATATCGGTACCGAAAAAACAACTGTATTAAATTTAACAGCCGAACTCAAAGGTGAAGATGTTTACCACGTTGTAGATGAATATAAAGCGTCCACATTCGATACATTCGGAATGATGCAAGCACCTACTGTGTTTGATGATAATGCAACAACTAAATCACAGTTACGTGCAAGTATGTTAGAACAATTGAGCGATAGTCCGACAATTGAACTTGCTACAAATTACTTAGGTAGCGAAGATGACAAATATTATATAGGTAATGGCGATATTGCAGAAAATAATATTGTTCGCTTTGTTCACAAGCCATTGCAATTCAACAGTGATCTAAAAGTCGTTAAACTTACACGTTATCATTCAAAAGTAAATAAACCAGTTGAAGTTGAGTTTAGTAATGCTAAACAAGATATTATCGATATTCAAAATAAAATCAATTTACGTATCAAGCGTGCGAATAGTGCGATTGCCAATGGTAGTTGGACGACAGATAAAAACGTGCAATATAACTTTATGTCAAACGTCGTAGGGAGTGTTTTAGTAAATGACTAAAGAAGTACCCGCAATATTTATGCAAGACCCAAAAACAGGTGAGAATGTTTATGTTGTTTCACACGTAGATTATGTAGACGGTATGCCTGATGATTTTGAAAACTATGATTTAGACGGGTTACAAGATAATGTTTCTACAATAAATAATAGTTTAGGTTCAGTACAAAGTCAGATAGATTCAGTGAGTTATCAAATCAATGATATAGCTACGATTCGAAGTAATGTAGCAAGTATTAAAGCGGATGTAGATAACATGAAACTACAAATAAGCAAATTACAACAGCAAGTAAACGCAATCAACGCACAAGGGGGAAAATAAATGGAACAATTAAACCTACAAAAGAGTTTAACACTCACTCTAGGTCAAGAATTTAGACAACAGTTGCATACGAACTTTGTACGCACTGAAGATTTTGTGAATGAATTAAAGCAATATCAAGATTATCACGAGAATGATGAAGTAAACGCACATAATTCAGAACAAATTAACCATATTATTAATGGTAATGTCAAAAATGCGCTTGTTGATTTAGATAAGCGTATAAGCAATTTAGTATTATCTAAAGCTAAAAATAGTTTACAAGAAGTTAAGGATGCCCGTGTGGATAATAAAGGTGAAAGTCACGACACTTTATATGACCGTTTACGTTCTGACGCCTCAGAGTATACATTAGATAAAGACACAGTCATGCAATCTGTCGAAGATGCAAAAAACAAAGTATTAGCACAAGAGTTTATGTTTGATATTCCTAATCAAGGGTGGCAATATTTAACGAACTTATCACCGTTTACTAATAGCGTTATGCAATCATTTCACTTGGATAATCGCACAGGTATTTTCTATCAAACACAAGTATATGGTAGTAACTACAAATTAACGAAAATGAAAACTAACGGGCAACTTTTATCACAAATGGAAGTCGTTGGCGGTGGACACGGGACGCACAACGGTTATCGTTGGATAGATGATAAGTTATGGATCTATTCATTCATTTTAGATAATGACGGTAATAATAAACTTGTACGCTTTTCCTACAAACCAAACGTCAGTATCAAATATGGCGATTACGATATGGAAGAAGTGTTCACAGGTCATAGTGATTTACCTTATATTACACCTATCATTAACGAACATGAAGGTTTGATATTATTCCGTATCGAATATCCATCTAATGAATGGACAACACGCGGTGCACGTAACTATATCGAAGTCAGACGCTTAGAAGATATAGATAATCGTGTAGATAAAGTTTTATACCGTATGGATATACCAATGCGATTAACTGATGGCACGATAGGTCAACCGATGCAAGGGGTTACTTTTGATGAAAATAAATTGTATTGGTATTCAGGTGATAGTGATCCAGCGATACCGAATTTCATTACTGTTTTTGACTACACAACAGGTAAACAACTTTATCAAAAAGCATGTGATATCGGTAAGATTGGCAATGAGTTTCCAGGTAACTTTGCAGAGGCTGAAGGATTACAAATATACTATGATATTGAAACAGGTAAGAAAGCATTACTTGCAGGCGTTACTGTTGGTGCACCAAACTATAGAGCACATCAGATACACGGTATATTCATGCGTGATGTGTATGATAAATTAACGGCTCAAGCTACGCCTGTATTAATGACTGAAACAGGTGGTCGAACTAAAACTTATCCACTTTCTGAATACACAAAACTATCAGATGTAACTGAACCTGGTGTTTATTACATGACGACAGCTGACACAATGAAATTAACTGATTTCCCTTTACCACCTGAAATGCGAGATGCCGGGTGGTTTTTAGAAGTTTCAGCAGCGAATGTTGCAGGCGATACGAAACAAAAACTTACACGTAATAGTTATATACGTGACTTAATGATTTTTGAACGAATGGTGTCGATTTATAGACTTAATGGCGATACGGCAAATACGACAGGTTGGAACCATTTAAAATCAAGCAGCGCTTTCGGTTCGGCAGAAGGTGTACCAAGTTTTATTACAAATATGAATCAACTTGGTATTATAACAAACAAGCGTTGGTACATTGATACAACACGCTCTAGTCAATTAAAAGATTTCCCTAATCCAGGAGTTGCGGGTTGGACGTGTGACGTAGAAAGTGTTACAGCTAGTGCATTTAAATTAATATTAACACGTGTTACATCTGGTGCTGCAATACAACGTTATGAAGCTTACTTCAATACCAACAAAAATGAACGTACTTCACCTTGGACTTTATTCCAAGGCGCAACAGTATAAGGGAGGTTATGCTAAATGAGTATGGATAAAATAGCCAATTTACAACTTGAAACAACGGCACAGTATCAAAGTTTAAGTAAACTTAATGTTCAGTTTTGGAACCAAGATAGAGAAACAGCAATACTACAATTTAGAATCACTAGAAATGACTATCCTTTAGCTTTAAGTGAAGAAAACGTAAAAGTTTTCATTGCACTTGAATCAGGGGGTAGTTTTTTAGTGGACGATAAATTAGAATTTTTTGATCAATTAAACGGTGTTGTGAGTTATACAATACCTACTGATTTCATGAAAGTAGCTAAAGAAGTTAAAGGGCAAGTTTATGTAACGACATTAGATGAAGACGAAGTTGTTGTGCAAAGACAATTCGCATTTAATGTAGCTAATGATTTAATTGCTGATTTACCTGCCGAAGATAAAATTAGAGAGTTTAAATACTTCTCTGATATGCGTGAAGAAATAGCACAAATGATGACGAAGTTAAACAGTGACTTTGAAAATATGAATGACTATGTTACACAAGTTAATCAAGCTACTGAAGATGGTATTGATGCGTTAACTAAGTTAATTGACGATAAAGAAAAAGCTTATAACGCTAATCATGAAGCTAAAATGAAAGAATTAGACGATAAAGGCGCATTATATACGCAACAACTCGATGAAGATAAACAGTATATGGACGAAAAATTTGAAGCCTTTAAAACTTCAGTCAACGGTAGTGGATTAGTTACGACTGGACAAAGTAAAGACTGGCAGAAAGTTAAACTGACATCTGATAGTGGTATTAGAACATATTTAACTAAAGGTAGCGTTAAAGATATTAAAGCGTTAAGTTCAGGTTTCTATGAAACGGTTGTAGCTGGTACAACAGATGCGACAGAATTTCCTAAAGTATCTTATGGAAGTTTTGTGGAAATTGATGTTATGAAAGCAGATGGTGGACGAACACAACTCAAGTTAGTAATTAGTGGTACAGGTAGAACATTCAATCGTTATATTCACACTAATGCTTCAAATGATACAGGTTGGTTAGAGGTACCGCAATTCGCGGATATGACTACAATGGAAACAACTTCTGGCTCACAAGCGAAAGCAACAACAGCTGAGAATAACGCGAAAGTATATACAGATAATAAATTATTAAGTGATAAAACACTTATTTATAATGGTTCTGCGAATGGCGTAGGCACTGATTTAGTGTTAAGTGAAACATTAGATAATTTTGTTTTTCTTT